TCTCCGTCGGCGACGACGATCCGACAGTCCAAGCCTGGCTCACAGCCAAAGGCCGGACGTGACCGAGTCGACGCTCACCCTCACCGAGACGCTCGCCTCGCTCGGACTCACCCCCAAGCAGATCGCAGAGCTCGAAGAAGACGACGAACGCGCCTGGGGATGGATCCTCTGGCTCCGCGAGCAAGCCGGAATCACGAACCCCGCTGGCCTCCTGATCGCCAAATACCGCACCGGCAGCACCGCCCCCGACGCGCAAGCCTGGCGAGGCAACACCCCAGGACGAGGCCCCGACTACCCCACCCTGCTTCGCTGCGCCCAAGCCCTCGTCACGAACACAGGACACGAATACCGGGAAGAGGAACTACTCGAAGAGCTCAGACGACTGGAGCACACGACACAGATCGGCAACGGCGCCACCCTGACCGGCAAAGACCGCGACCGACTGCTACGGGAAGCGGCCAAGATGCGAGAAAACCACGAGCTCGGACAGGAGCAACGAGACCAAGACGCCCAGCACGAGACACTCCGCTACTACACCGACCAGATCCGTCAAGGCAAGATCAACCGACGGAACCTGAGAGGAATCCTGCCCCAACTCCAGCACATCCTGACCGTCGACCAGGCTGAAGCGCTGAGAGCGCTGACAGCCGAGGGAACGACTCGCGCATGAACTGGAACGACTATCCTGACCGAGAGATCGCAGAGCGCGTCTGCACCGACAAGGAACTCGCCGTCCTCAAACTCAAGCAACAAGGCTACGGGCGCCGACTCGGCAGCCTTCACCTCGATATCAGCGACGAGACATGGCGGACGCGAATGCGCAACGCGCTCCGCAAGATTCGACACGAGAAAGAACGAGCCCAGGAGGCAGCGTGAGAATACTCATTCGACAGGGAGCAGGCCCCCTCGCGGCCTACCAGGCGATGCACGAAGAAAGACTCCGCCGCGGACGCCTCACCCCCGTGGAAGGCAAGTGCAAGAGCGACCCACCCCCCACCACGACAGCCGACGATCAGCTCTACACGATGGGCCAAGATCCCAGGTGGCTACTCCGCGGAATCCCAGCGATAGGGCGAGGAGTGACTGGGGCAATCCGCCACACGCGTCCCGAAGACTGCCTCGGATGATGTCATCCGAACCGTCCTGGTATCCTCTACGCCGACCCTACAAACGGGGCAACGACTCCGAGCAAGCCATGAGAGTCTGACCCCTCCCCCCCTACGCTACGCGTGTCTCCCCAGCCGCCCACCAAGGCGGCATTTTCGTGTCCCGACCCATAATCCGCACCCACCTCGAAGACCGAGACCAGAAACGCATCAGACCCCACCTCCGAGACCGAGCACGAGCTCCGAGACGGCAGCCGACAGCCGACCCGCAACCCATCAGAGACCAACCCATCCCGAAACGGAAACGACACTGAACTGGATCGTTCGCCGCCTCCGTCTGTACCGCGAGATCATTCGGCTACTCCGCACGTCCCGCATCCCGATGCGGATCGGCGAATGGCATGGCCGCCGCTGGCTCATCGTGTGGGACTTCCCACCGATCAGGACGCAACGACTATGAGTCCCATCGTCCGTCTCTGCCGCTGTGGCCGCATCCCACCACCCGGCCTACGCCACTGCCCCGGCCACACACCACGAGGCAACGACACCTACGCCTACCAGCAAGCCAGCCGACACATCCGAGCAACCGCAACCCACTGCTGGCTCTGCCACGAACCATTCACCCCCGACGACCCGGCCACTGCCGACCACATCATCCCCCGCAGTCAAGGCGGCACGGACGCGATGGACAACTTACGGGCCGCTCATCTTTCATGCAACTCACGGCGCGGAGCAACCCGTGCCCCTTCAGAAATCTCTAACTACGATGTATCGCCTTCCATGCCGCGCAAGTTTTCGCGGGTGTCAGAGGCTCTGTGATGGCTGTGGTGGCCGAGATGGTTGGGACGCTGCGTGTCTGCGTCGGCTGTGGTGAAGAGTTCGAGGACCGGGGGAGGTCGGCGCCGCGCAGCTACTGCTATTCGTGCCGGCCGGGGGCGGTAGTCGCGCAGCCTGGGCGATCGCGTAAGCCTGTCAGGGGTAAGCCGTTCACGGTCGAGCATTTCCGGGCGTGGTCGGGTCGGTTCAAGCTGAAGGACGGCCGCCGGTTCAAGCTCGAGCCGTACCAGGCCCTTTTTCTCGAGGATCTCTTCGCTCGCGACGGCGAGGGTAAGACGGTGTATTGCGAGCTCTGGTTGGTGGTGCCGGAGGGGAACGGGAAGACGACGTTCTTCGCGCTCGTGACGCTCTACGTGCTCGCGTTCGTGCCGGAGGCGTGGGTACCTGTGGCGGCGTCGGCGCGGGATCAGGCGGTCGATCTGACGTATCGGATCGCGGCCGGGTTCGTGAAGCGCAACGATCTCGAGGATGCCTACCGGCTGCATCCGGGCTACCGGCAGATCGTACATCGGGAGTCGGGTGGCGTGGCCAAGATTTTCGCGTCGGATGCGGCGTCGGGTGATGGTGTCGATCCGACCCTGGCTCTGATCGAGGAGCTTCACCGGCTGACGGACATGAGTCTGTATGAGACATGGGCCGGGAAGGTGGACAAGTCGGATGGGCAGTTGATCGTGGCATCGACGGCCGGGGAACCGGGGAGCGCGTTCGAGGAGCTGCGCGAGCGGATTCGGCAGGCGGCGACGGACAGCCACCGTGACGGTTGCTTCCTGCGCGCGGCCTCCGGCGGGGTGGTCTTGCACGAGTACGCGATTCCCGAGGACGGCGACCCGGAGGACCTCGAGCTCGTCGCGCAGGCTAATCCGTTCTCCGCCAAAACGGTCGAGCAGTTAGCGAAGAAGCGGACGAAGCCGTCATGGAGTCTCGCTCACTGGCAGCGGTTTACGTGCAACCTACCGACTCGGGGTGCGAGCGCCGCGATTACTGAGCGTGAGTGGGCGGCGGCGCGTTCGGACCGGCTGATCCCGGCCGGCGAGCGGGTGTGGGCCGGGCTGGATCTCGGCTGGAAGTTGGACACGACGGCGCTGGTACCGCTTTGGTGGGAGAGCGATCACTTCCGCCTCTTCGGGCCGGCGGTGGTGCTGGAGCCGCCGCGAAACGGCGACATGCTGGCGGTCGACGACGTGAAAGGGGCGATCATGCAGCTTGACGCCCGAAACCCGATCGTCAGTCTGGTGATGGACATGACGGACGGTGCGGATATCGCGCAGTGGGCGTCTGACGAGCTAGGGCTCGTCGTGGTCGACCGTTCCCAGGGCAACCCGGCCCTAGTCGGCGACTACTCGGCTTTCATGGCGGGGCTTCGTGGGCACGTCCTCTTTCATTCCGGCGACCGGGGGCTGACAGATCATGCACTGAACGCGACGGCGCGCGTGCTGCCGAACGGTGACGTTCGTTTCGCGCGGCCGAAGCAGGCGAGGCTGAGGTCGGATCTCGGGCAACGCGCACGGGTGTTCGATGCGTTGCAGGCGGCGGCGATGGTGCATTCGGTCGCGGCGACGCCTGCGCCAGCGGAGATGGCATTCGCTTGGGGGCCGGCATGAAGCTCCGTGCTCTCTTCGGCTCTCCCGTCCGCGGTGTGAAGTCGCTCGCCCGCATGGTCTTTCGACGCAACCCGATTCGTAACTTCCTCGTCTCCCGGTCGAAATACGACTACATGAAGGACGTCGGCGACGGCACCGGCTCGAGCACGGTCATGGCCCCCCTGTTGTGGATCGCCCGCACGTTCCCGGAGGCGCCACCGATGCTGTGGCGCCAGTTCGAGGACGGCCACGAGGAGATGGAGCGCGCCCACCCGATGCTCCGGCTTTTGCAACGGCCGAACCAGCATTTCTCCGGGTCGATCCTCTGGATGGCGACGCTGATGGACTGGTACGTGGACGGCAACGCCTACTGGCTGAAGCTACGCAACGGTGCCGGCAGGCCGGCCGAGTTGTGGTGGGTACCATCGTGGGTGATCGAGCCGAAGGGCGACGAGACGACGCTCGTCACGCACTACGAGTACAAGCCCGAGTTCGAGACGGTCAACGTCGCCGTCGACGACGTCGTCCACTTTCGCTTCGGCATGGACGGCGACGACCCGCGCAAGGGTCGCTCGCCGCTGAAGAGCGTGCTCCGCGAGGTGTTCACGGACGATGAGGCCGCGTCGTTCACCGCGAACCTACTGCACCACATGGGCGTGCCCGGCCTGATGGTCAGCCCGGACTCCGACAGTCCCCCGAGCGAGGAGGACGTGCTGGCGACGAAGGAGTACCTGAAGTCCGCCTTCATCGGCGACAAGCGCGGTGAGCCGCTCGTGATGCGCGGGAAAACGAAGGTCGAGCAGTTCGGCTTCTCCCCGGAGCAGCTTCTCCTGAAGGAGCTTAGGCGGATCCCGGAGGAACGCGTGTCTGCGGTGCTCGGCGTTCCGGCGATCGTCGCCGGGCTCGGCGCCGGCCTCGACCGCTCGACATTCACGAACTACCGTGAAGCGAGGGAGGCGGCTTACGAGCAGACGATCATCCCGACGCAACGGATCCTCGCGGAGGACATTCGCTTTCAGCTCCTGACCGATTGGGAATCGGATCCGTGGGCGTGGCGCGCGGGCTTCGACCTGAGCTCGGTGCGGGTATTGCAGGAGGATATGGACTTGCTCGCGACCCGCCTGAACGTGGGTGTGCAGGGCGGCTGGGTGAAGCGCGCGGAGGCACGTCTGGCGATGGGACACGCGGTCGCTACCGATGGCTCGGACGACGTGTATCTGATCCCGTTGAACGTGGCGGAGGTGCCGGCGGACGGGTCGCCTCATCGGACCTTCACGCCGCCCCCGGGTACGGATCGTCGCGGTGCCGGGCCACCGAACGGGGCCGCAGAACTGACCAGTGAGGAGCTACGAGAGGTGGTGGCATGAGCAAGTACCCGCAGATCATCAAGGCGATCAGCGAAGCACCGTGGGCGATCCTGCCGGAGAAGCTGGCAGTGATCCGTGAGTTGATCGCCTTCCGGGCTGAGGGGCACCGGCTGACCGACGAGGAGATCCAGGCCAGGATCGGCGTGGCCCCGCAAAGGCAGGCGGCGGTGACGCAAGGGTCGGTTGCGATCCTGCCACTGTTCGGGGTGATGGTCCCGCGGGCATCGCTGATGTCGGACATCAGCGGCGGCACCTCAGTAGAGGGGTTCTCCGCCATGTTCGCCGCTGCCGTCAACGACCCGCAGGTCGACGCGATCTTGCTCAACATCGACTCGCCCGGCGGCCTAACCGACCTGGTGCCGGAGCTCGCGGCGCAGATCCGGGGTGCGCGCGGCCAGAAGCCGATCGTCGCGATCGCGAACACAGACGCAGCGTCGGCCGCCTACTGGGTTGCCGCGCAGGCCGACGAGGTGGTCGTCACTCCGTCGGGGAAGGTCGGGTCGATCGGCGTGTTCGCCGCCCACGAGGACATCAGCGCGATGGAAGAGAAGCTCGGCGTCAAGACGACGCTCGTCAGCGCCGGCAGGTTCAAGACGGAGATGAGTCCGTTCGAGCCCCTGTCGGATGAGGCGCGGGCGGCGTTGCAGGCCCGCGTCGACACCGTCTACGAGATGTTCGTGAATGATGTGGCGGCCGGCCGACGTGTTACTCCGGATGCTGTTCGCGGCGGGTTCGGGGAAGGTCGCCTGGTAACGGCGTCAGACGCGCTCCGCGAGGGGATGGTCGATGGTGTAGCGACGCTCGAGGAGTCTGTCACTAGACTAGCCCGTAGCGGGGCGGTAACGAGCACGTCAGCAGCGTTCGCCATGGCGACCAGCTCGAACTCGACTGCGAACTTCCAGGTACGCTATGCCCGTCCGCCCGGTGAACCCGCCGCAGGGCCGATCGCATCCCACTCGACCGTCGTCGTCGATGAGCCATGGGACGGCCCCGGTCAGGTGGCCGCCTGCCCGGCCGAACGAGGGGCGCTCAGGCGGATGCACGCCTGGGTTGACGACGACAGCGACCCTGGCGCCAAGAGTTCCTACAAGTTCCCGCATCACATGATGGGCGACGACATGCCCGGTCCCGCGAACGTCAACGGAATTCGGAACGGGCTCGCCCGGCTGCCGCAAGCCAACATCCCCGACGCGGATAGAGTAGGCGTTGAACGCCACCTGCGTCGTCACCTCGATGACTTCAATGATCAGGCCGCCATGAGCGGCCTTTCTTTCACCGATGAGGCTGACGCCCTGCGTGACAGGACCTCTCACCTCGTCGATCGTGCGACCTCGCTTGCCGAGGTTGAACGCGGCGGCCTTACGGTCGCCAAGCGCGAGCGCCTGACCGCTTGTACGGGGGAGCTGCGCGGGGCCGCCCAGAAGCTCGATGAGCTGCTGGCGGCGACAGACAGCAAGCGGACTGCCGAGCTGCTGCGCCAACGGGCGCGGTACGAGCGGCAGCGCAACCTCTAGGAGGAGAACATGAGCAAGCTCACGGACCTTCGCGGTCAGCTCGACGCTGCCCGCAACGAACTCGCCGCCATTTTCAAGGAGGCCGGCGAGGACATGGACATGAGCAAGGTCACCGTGATCGAGGGTGACTCGAAGGCGAAGGTCGAGTACATCGGCCAGGTGAACGACAAGATCGACGACTACGCCAAACAGCTCGAGGAGTTCAACGCGCTCGACGCGATGCGACTCCGCGCCGACGAGCTCGGCCAGGTGCAGCCGCACCCCGGCCACATCATTACCGGTCGCCGTGACCGCTCCGAGCTGAAGTCGCTGGGCGAGTTGTTCGTCGAGTCGGACGCCTACAAGGGGCGGCAGGGTGGCAGCCACGCGCCAGGCCCGCTGAGCGTTCTCGATCTTGGCCCCAACGAGATCAAGGCGACGCTGTTCGAGACCTCGGCTGGCTGGGCACCCGAGTCGGTCCGGACTGGCCGTGTCGTCGAAGACGCATTGCGGCCGATCCAGCTCATCGACCTGATTCCAACTGCGGCGACGACGCAGGCGGCGATCGTCTACATGGAGGAGACGACCGCTACCTCGGGTGCGGCGACCCGCGCGGAGGGCGCAGCCTACGTTGCCTCCACGCTCGCCCTGACGGAACGGTCGAAGACCGTCCGCTCGATCGGCACGAGCATCCCGATCACCGACGAGCAGCTCGAGGACGTCGCCCAGGCCGAGTCGTACGTCAACGGCCGCCTCGGCTTCT